CACGCCTTCTGAGGTGATGCCAAGAGGCTCTACCATACCTTTCATTGCACCTACAACATTTTTTACTATTGGTTCCCATGTTGATATTTCTTTTCTGAAATTTTCTGCTGAATCCATCATGACTGGAAATGCGTTTTTATTAAATTCTAAAAATGCTTCCCCGAAACCATCTATTGCAATAGCGGTTTCTTCTACAATCTTTCTGTTTTCGTCAGCAGTTCTGCCTGCCGCTAAGTCTGAGGCCAGCTCTGCTTGGGAGTCTCCCACAGCACCGATGGCAGGAATTAAAGAGTCATAATCGCCTTGTATCATTTTAACCATCCCACTAACATCATCTCCCATTCTTAATGCATTGGAAAAGGCAAGTAGCTGGAATTCATTCATATCTTCTGCACTTTTACCGGCAGCGTCGAAAGCTTCCGATACAATTCTCATCCTATCAGCAGGATTTGTTGCTCTCATTAAATCAATTGTATTTAAGTATGGGCCACTCAAGAGTGCGTTTAATCTCCCGACAGTCTCTGTGGCAGTATCAAACCTATCAAACTGCTTCGAAACATCTATCATATCACTGGTTGCTACACCGCTAGATTTGGCGGCTGCCTCCATGTCCTTAAAAACTCTGACTGCGTCATCCCCAAACCGTGCTAGATATGGTGTCTGCTTCTGGAAACTACCGATAACGGCGCTGGCCGAAAGGCCTGCCTCAAAGGAAAAAGCTTTTAGACCAAGGAGGGTATCACCGATTTCTTCGTCAGATTGCCCGAAAACCTTTCTCAAGTCTTGCATCGCACCTGAAGCTACATCCGCAGGAACACCAAATTCACCTAGAATCGCAGAAAGCTCTATTAACTTNTCTTCTGAAGGTGTTATACCTCCAATAGTNAAATCTGTAAAGTTGTCGTGTAGTGAAAGGAGATGCTTCCCAGCTTCACCTCCGCTGACACCGAACTTTCTTAGATTGAAAACCATACCAGCAATCTTTTCATCATAAAGGCCAGCAGCGGCGGTTGACTTGTTAAAATTTATTGCTGCGGTAACCTGATTATCGGCAAGCCTTCTTGTTGGTTCTGACGCTATGTCAAGGATTTTGCCAAGCATTCCAAGGTCGCTACCGACCCCTGGTATGAGGGAAATTAATCCTTTGAGGCCTTTCTCCAAGAAAACAGTTTCCGTATAAAAAGCCGCAGTCCCAGCAGTTAGCTTTGCTAAAGATCCCGGCACACCCGCCATGTTCTCGCTGAAGGCTTTAAGACCGCCCACCATGTCGGTAAGACCATTATTAACGATATTACCTTCTTCGAAGAATTCCCTCAACGCGTTAGTCGCATCTTTTGCTGCATCCCTAGCGATGCCGTAGGCATCGCTTGCTGCTTTGCCCGCCGCTTCTGCTCCCTTTGTAAAATCATCACCGGTTGTCATACTTTGAGTTCCTTATACTATAAATAGTATAGTTTGCAAATAACCATTCATTGATGGCGCTTAGACTCTTTTGTTATCTGGTCCGACAGTCTTTTAACAAACCACCTTCGTATAAGGATAGGCAAGTTATAAGACTCGTAGAAAGACCATCCGCCATAGTATTTGAGGAAGAAAAACTCTTCGTACATAGATTCTACGTACTTATCATTCAGGCCAAAGAAACCTGGCACCCAACGGCACCTCCAGGGCCGTTGATGTATTACAAGATGGACACTCAAAGTTCTGTGTCAAGTCAATATTTGGATTGACTTTAGAGTAGGCCCTGCGAACTTCTAGAGAGTCACCAGAGGGCATAGAATCTACAAACTTTTCGATTTCACCTCTATTGTCTGTCTGGTTCACCGAGACAATTATCATCTTTAATAAATCTGTATTCGAAGACTCTTGTAAATTTCTTGATCTTTTAGTTTTTGCAAATTGAGCTAAGTAGCTTTGTTCTTTAGCAGTTAGTAACTTAACCTCAGCCGAGAACCCAGTTGTTGGNAAGTCAACTAAGAAAGTACCATTTGATGTAAATTGCAAGTCTTCTGGTAGCTCTTTCGTTGGAACTTCACTTAAATCAAAGGTGTACTCGGAGGTATCACGACACGAGGGACAAGTAATATTTGTAAGATAATGTGGTCCATAGCCGGTTATTCGAGCAGCCACTAGAATAGCATTTTTATCACCAGCATAAAGAGATCCGATATCAACGCTATCAACTAAAATATTTTCTATAAATCTATCTATTGCTATTCCTTTCCTTACCAGAGTCTCAGACGAAAGGATATCTTCATCCTTTGCTGTCATATATCTTATTTCAACTTCCTCTTTCAAGTGAAAAGGGTGATCTTCCGGATATAGCTTACCTTTTGTTGGTAACTCCACAAATTCTGTAGGACTCGTATAATCAAGTAGTCCAGGTGGAGGAGAGGTCGGCGCACTGGTGGCTCCAACTCTACTCTTGTTATTTCTTCTAGCCAATAAACACCTCTAAGTTATTTCTAGTATAACCCCCGCTGGGGTAAACGTCAAGTACTTTGGCCAGGAGCCCAGAATCTGTTGCCACCAACACCACCAGGGCCCTCGACAGCAGCGTTCGCAGTCTTTATATCTGCCCAGTCATAGCGGAATTTAACGGTAATGTTGGTTAGACCATCTTCCCCATATGCTAATTTTCCACCATATTCAACGTTTGTGACCCAAGCGTTGTTTAGGGTCCAAGTTTCAACTGGCTTGCCTTCCGAATCAATTTGTTCTATTGTCACACCCTGCACAGCATTTACGGCAGCACTCTTCGAAATGGTTGAGACATCGTCGGGAGACATAGGAATTTTATAACCCGACTCAACAAGAATTCTTGTGAGGTTGGCACTAGCGTCAGGGCTAACTGGGTCTACGAGCGTGGCTGTAACCTCACTCCACTCTACATTTCCGGGATAATAAAAAGTATGATTTAAATACTTATGGGGAGTCTGGCCGACAGTAACAGCCGGCTTATCCACCCCAGTAGCATACCAAGTTGCACCATCAGGCATAGAACCGATAGTAAGCAAAAATCTAAATTGTCTCTTTGGGTCTGCTACTCCTGTCGTTGTCCAAAAGCCCATTTGTTAAATCTCCCTTTATAGTCTACTAATAAGTAGTGTGTATATAAATTATTCCCACTCGTCTGGGTTGAAACCCAGCTCTTGTTCCGCGAAGGTGAGGAGACCGTCGATGGGCGAGCGTGGTTTATCCTCCTTGTAGTTGGGATCTGCCTTCTGAAACCCCTCCTGTTCAGACTTTTCTTTTATGTCTACACAGTCGCCNTCGCCATCAAAGGCCTTTGGGTCCCAAACCTGGCCGTCTGGGCAGGATGGAACACAAGCCCCAGTCGCTTTCCCATCCTCGTCGGCAAAACCTCCCTCTGGGTCCCATTCTTCTCCTTCTGGACAATCTCTTCCTTCAAACTCAACGAGCCTTCTAACCTCACGGAGGATAAGTTTTCTTAAATTCTTCTTAGTTAATTTTAAACCCATTTTCTGTAACTCCTATTAGTCGTCAAATGACGCTCCTGTTCTGGTAATGATAAAGTCGACCGCGATAAACTCAATTGCTCTAGCAGGCTTGAGGAAAATCTTGGCATACAGGATATTCCTGTCAATAAGGTCAGGCGTTGTAGTTGTTTCATCTAGAATAACACGGAATTCGGTAAGTCCAAGTCTGGCCTGCACAGAGCCAAGGAATTTATCTGCTTCTGTCTTAAATCTAGTCCACGTAGTTCTAACGTTCTGGTCAAAAAGAATTCCAGCAGCAATCCTGGATATTCTCTTCTTGAGGAAAATCAAGAGTCTACGAACATTAATCCGGTCAAGAGCAGAAGGAGTAACCTGCAGCGTCTTCTGTCCAAAGATTACGATTCCTTCACTTGGGAATGTCGCAATAGGATTGATATTTGCCGAATAAAGGTCATCTCTGTCTTCTCTGCGTAGTCTTTCAGTACACGATAGGACCGGGAAGCCACCCGCACCAGTACTTAGACCGCCTCTAGTAAAGCCAGCAGGAGCGAACCAGAGTTCTGCTCTCGCCTCTGAGGAGGCAAACGTTCCGATTGCCACGACAGACGGCGGGACCCAGAGAGTCGCGTTAGAGATATTATCCCTAATCTGGACCCATGGATAAAAAGTACACGCATAAGAAGTATTAATTCTTCTATCCTTTAGTGTGTTCACCGCTGTTGTGACAGAGCCTAACCTATTTTGAAATGTATTCGTCGTTTCTGTGTTCGGAGTGTAAACATTCTCGATATCAATAACCCCAAGGCAATCTGCTCTAGACTCAGCGACGGCAATCACTTGGTCTGTTACGAGGGGCTGCCAAACACCTGGGACACTAAGTATATTCCCCTCAACAAACTCAGGGTCAGCAACAGTGTCAATCGCCCTTTTGACGGTGTAGTAAGCGTAACTTGTTTTTTCGGTCGAATCTGATGCGATGTCTACGTTGTTGAACGGCTCCATCTCTTGAATGTCAACGCCGTCAAACCCACCCCAGAGTGGCATTGTAAATCTATCATACCCATCATCTAGGGCTGCCGTGTGTGAGGAATTAATTGCAGATAGTGAAGTATTAGACGCTCTCGAACCAGAGACAAATACACCCTGCGATCCACTAATGTCATCTAGGGTAAAGATAAAAGAATATTCCATTTTTGTATTACTAGTTGGGGTGAAAGCTGCACTACTACCCGGAGATGCTCTTAGATAATCAACATACCCAGGGTCGTGTCTTTTACTATCATAGCTAAGAGTAGTCTGAATCCCAAAATAAGCATTTGTGGGGTCTGAGAGGCCCCCGTCTGACGCGCTTCTTCTTGTGGAGATTTGGGGGAAAAGGAAAGAAGCTGTAAATTCATTGCCGTCCGCTTCAGCAGCAGCGACTGCCATGAAAGCATTAGCTACCACGTTGTCTGCTGCCATGCCTCCATCCAGGGCTGAACTTCCCGTAGCGTATGTAACGATCTGCGTGCCGGCTATACTTGTAGAACCAAAGTCAAACGTCGCTGTGCTCCCCGAGAAAACAGTAAAGTCCTGTGGCTTGATGGGCCCGTAGAAGCCAAACGGAAGTAACCCTGGGCTTACTGTGCCGTCGGATACGTTAGAGTTCATTTCAATATAAATGTACTTAGACATATTGTTAAATTCGCCATACTGACGAAGTCTCTTTTGCGTGTTATCCCAAGTCATATACCTATCGCCAATCTTCTTCGCTACGTAGTTTTCAGACGAAGGGTTGAGATTACAATTTGTAAATTGCTCGATTATTCCCGGAACGTTATCACTATCGGATGCACTTCTAACCTGGACTGTAAAAGTTCCATATGAGTCTATATCATTTCTAGAAGCTTTTATATCAGAGATAGAGATCTTTAGCGATCTAGCCGCCCATTCTCCATGGTTGTGAGCTTTGATTTTAAAAAGATTTTGTGTTCTCGTCTGAGCGTCAAATCCAGAGTAGTTTGTTGAGGTGTCTTGCGAGAAAACCCAACCTGTTTCTGGGTCACTGAACCCTCTATGTCTATAGCTGTAATTATTGGTTGCGGTGGTGTCAGATGCCAGAGGAACCATAATTCCGTATACCTTCCCGGACGCGGTGTCCGAGATGAAGCCATCTGTGGCATCGTTGGCTGTAGTGGTGGTGGCAAACCTTTCAAAGGTCTCCCCAAGCCAGTATTTACTGCCCAAGTTAGGTACGTCTCCTGTAACCGTGTGTGGACCAGAACCGCCCTGGAGCTGGGGGTTGGTATTAAAAACTTTTCTAATGTATTTGGAGGAGTTCCTGTCAAAATTGAAAGTAGTTGTATAGGTACTTGTGCCGTCGCTGATGGTGGATTTAAATTCTAACCCTGCGCCCACCGAGGCGATAAAGCCTAATGTTCCCTCGTCAGCATCTCCCGCAGGAGACGAATTAGTTCCGCTCAAGGCAACAGTGCAGCTATCCGTGTAAAAAACGGCTGCCAACCTTCCATTCCCTACATCTGTGTCTATCATACCTGCTGAAGCTGAATTAAATAAGAATAATCCAAACGCCCCGTCATTAGTGGTTGTAGCGTTGGTAGGAATTGCTCCCCCGGCCTTCCATCCAGCATAGTTACTGGTTGCCTCAGCATGCTGTGTCCCAAGGAGACGGATGTAATTAACCGGGCCAACTCCTGCTCTAAGGTATGCCATCGCAGCATAAGCACCGTAAGTTGGGCCAACATAGTTACCATCACGCCAGACATCATCGCCGCGACCACCAGGAATTGGATTGCCGAAATATTCAACGAATTCAGATGGAGACCCAACCCTAACAGGTCTCATCGCGGGGCCACGTTCTGCACGGCCAACAATAATAGGACCAACATCGGGTAGGTCATTGGGTAGCTGGGAATTATCAATCTCGTTAATGAATATGCCGGGCGATACAAATCTAAACTTTCTTTCGGCCATAGGGTAAGGTCTCCTAAATAGATGTCTTTACGTAATAAATAGTATTTTAAATACGCAAAGACCTAAATTACTCTCTATAAAAAGGTTTGGTCAGTCTAGTGGGATTATGCTCAGGTATATCTCCCAGAATAACTTGCTCTCTGGGAATTTTCACTTCCACAGCATTTTCTCTAATTGACAATTTTGGTCTCTCTCTGTTAGGCCCTTCTCCAATTAGATATCCTAGCACTTTAATGCTAATAGCAGTTTCATACACACGTTCTTCTTCATTCAACTGAGAGGCGTTGCCTTCCTGATTAAAGTCTCCCTGAATAAATCCTTCAAATTTGTGTCCCTCGTGCTTCATAAAAAAGTTATTTATTTGTCCAGTCTTAGTAATAAATGGAGTAATAAGATCGTTTATTTGCTGTTGATACTCTGTTTTTATAACAACGCTGTAATCGACCACTATATACGTTGGCATTGGCATCGTAATCGTTTCATATACAACTTTTCCTGGGTTTCTAAAAGGAAAGTTTAATTGTCCCTCTCCTGCTGTAGCTGCGCTCATAGACCCGTGTTTCCTATAAGCGTCGGCATTTAGAAAGTTTCCAGTCTTGTCTTGCTTTACTCTCCTTGCAACTGTAATCGCCCCACCTTTTTCATCATTTCTTTCGGGTATATGAGCCCAAGCTACGCCTTTCATTTCCGGGTCTTTTTTTATTCCTTTCCTCTCTACTGTCATAAGGGGCAACTTTAGGATTCCTTTATCGTTTCTGAGACCTTTGTCTCGCTTAATTTGAAACGCCCTCTCCGCAGATACCCATAAAACTGAAACCTTTTCAAATCCCTTGTTTGTGGTAACAGATAAATTCAGTGTATTATCAACATAGTTAAAGAAAGCCTTGTCAACCGTCTCTATAGTCGAGGGCATAAAGGAAACTTCCTTTAAATTGTCGTTGGCATCCTTAATTTCTGTATATGTACGATCAGGTGGCATC